GACTTTAATCCGGGAACATAAACAAGGGGGACACAATGCAACACATTGACAGAGAAAAAGCGCAGCGACTGATTGAGCGAATGGAAGCGCTGGCGAAAGAAGAAAATGTCAACATCCAAAAAATAGCTGAATGTGGCCAGATAGTTCTTCGTCGTGAAAAAGACATCAAGCAACTGATGTCTGGCGAAATCAGCAAAACATGGACTTCAGGCAAGAAGACGATTTATTGCAGCTTCTGCAATAAATCCCAGCACGAAGTCATAAAGGTGATTGCCGGACCGTCTGTTTACATCTGCAATGAGTGCGTGGATTTGTGCAATGAAATTATCAGAAGAGAAGTGACAGACCATGAAGAAAAAACGCATGAATGACGAATTTGACGGCTTTTAATTTTATCGGGGCGCACTGTCTCCCCCCGCACGAGGAAAACACGATGAAAAAATACGAATACATGCTAATGAAAGAAGCACTGCGGGCTGGTCTGGCTCCCTGTCCTGTATCCGTAGAAGCTGTTGTTGGGAACACGATTTTCCGAACGCTGCGAAATCGCGTATCCGTGAAGATGATTCACCAACCACCCAAATCTACCAGCATGATCTATCTGCCGCTGCCCGAGGCTATCAAACTTATGCGTTCGCTGAAATTTGCGATTTGGATGCAGACACAACTCAACAAAGCGGTGCAAAACACCTTCGTTAAGAAACTGATGCCGGAGCTTGCTGCCAGATGTGCAAAATGTACCAGACCCGCACTTCAATTTGATCTGTCATTGATTCAACAAGCTACGGAGGCAGAACTGTACCGCCTGTCACCTCTCCATGATGTTCACACGGAAGCCTCAGAAATGTTCCGGCTCATGTTTCAATTTAATTTTGCCGTTCGACGCACACGCGTTCAGGTCAATCGCATGATGCAGGCGCAGGAAGAGCTGACGCAACACAAAGGAGGCAACCAGTGAGCAAGATTGACTATCAGGCATTACGCGAACGCTATTCACCTGCGCCAGTACCGAAATGCCCTATTTGCGGCGAGGAAATGTCAATTCAGCGAATATCTGGAGCACAGGTTGTTTATGCCTGCTCCGGTTATGGTGATGATGGAGATTTCAAAATTGGTCGAACTCTTGCCGACGAACATTATGAAAAATCGCGCGTAACAGTGTTGGATGTCGGGGATCCTGAAGTATTGGCGCTACTTGATTGGCTGGAAACTAAAGACAACCGAATCGCTGAACTGGAAAAAATCGCCACTGACTATGCACTTAAATTCCAGAAAGCACAGGACGCATTAAAGCATGCCGCTTTGCTGCATAGCCGGACGGCGCAACAAACAAATAATTTTGCAGTATCGCTTCCGGACATAAGCGAATATTTCATTAATGACGTATTTCAGCCCTTGCGATACGAGCGGGATGTTGAAAGAGCCATCATAAAGGCTGGCGGAAAAGCATTGTGGCAGGAGAAACACGACGACAGATAAAAATAACACCTGATCTCCCTCAAACCAGGGCGATAATCGCGCATCGCCCTGCTGCACAATAGTGCACAAATTTGCACAATTTTTTTGAACGACTTTTTGCCCTTCCGGCCCGCGTGGCGGCTGGATCCGTCAGGGATCCGTGCGTGCACAAAAAAACGCGTTTTTTCTGCGCGCAGGTGACGGGGGAACAGCCCGCGTTTCAGGGGGTAAATAGCATCCCCTGAACGATGTCGCAGCAACACAACAGAATGGCTGTATTTCTCACGCTGAGCGTGAAAAAAACGTGAGGGCTTTTGATTTGATGGGGTGAAAGGTAAGGCCGTCAAAATCGCACTGAGGCGGCGAGAACATGCAGTTAACGCGGTGGGATTGCGTAAGAGTCTGACCGTCGATGATGGCAATAAGCAGGAAAGCGTCGTGAAATTATCTGACTGATACAGGAGCTGGAGAGTCGGGGCATAAATTTTTTATGCCCCGGCGAAGCAGCAGACAAGCGAAGCGCGTCAGGATGTGGGCTGGGTGTCCAGCAGTGCATAAGGGTTAAAGCGGATCACCTCTTCGCCAAGCCAGTCATTGATGTGCTTCATGGCCTCCATGACGGGCATCAGCTCGTTAATTGCGTAAACCCGCGCGGCCTTCTCCACATCACCAAACGCACTTTTTTCACCCGGCATCGCCCCCATCAGTTGCGGCGGGACACGGTGCGCAGCCAGCACATCATCACGGGATGCCGCCTTAACATTCATGAACTCATCCTTTGCGGTGATCTGCTGGAACGGCAAAATTTGCACCCCCTCTTTCCCCCCGTTGGGCGCATGAATGAGCACGTTTTTAAACGCACCACCACCACGTGCACCCTGTAACGTTTCTTTCAGGGAGTCCATGCTTTCGCGGTTTACCTGCGCTGCACCGATGTAGATGATGCACCCGGCGTGGGATCCGTTGTCGTAATACAGTTTTCTGAACATGTCCGCCGAATGAGACAGGCTGGCCGAGAGTAATGCGCCGAGATATTCCGGCATGCCGTAAATTTCCTGGTTAATGTCCGGATTCATCAGGTGGCACACTTTGCCAGGGCGAAACTGGAACGCGTCCTTGCCATCCTGCACATACCACCATGATTCAAGATCGCTTCCGCGTCGCATGTATTTCGCCAGTGCGTGCCGTAATTTAAGCGGTTCGCAGAGCATATTGCTTCGAAGCTCAAGGAATGCGTTACCGAACACAAACCAGTCCAGCGCCAGCGCCGAGAAATCCTGCCGGGAAAGCAGCGGGTGCGGAATATAGCAACCGAGCAATACATTGCGCTTAAAGTAAAGCGCAGACTGATGCCAGGACGTTTGCCGGGCAGCTCTTGCCAGACCGTACCAGTCCACCGGGGTTTCATACCACCGCCCGTTATCAGCACAGTACATATTGTCCAGCAGGTCATGCCCGGTCAGGCGATAAGGACCATCAAATGCGAATGCACTGAGCGATGATTCTTTCCTGAGCGCATCAGCGAGATCAATGCGTGAACTCATGCGCACTTTTTTATTTTTTCTGCTCATCAGAACTCCATAACCGTGAAACGCTCGTTTTCTCCTTCGCCGCCAATCGGTTCGTTAATGACAGCAAGCATGGTTGCCCACGCAAGGTCGCCGTGGCTGATCCCCCTCGCTCGGTCCGTTTCGTAAGTGATAAAGCCGCCCGGTGTTTTCACCTTACGCACGGCGTTAAAGGCCGCGACCAGCTCACGTTCGGCGCGATCGTATTCCCACCGCCCGGCACGCATTATTTGCAGCATTTTCAGTACCAGCGACCGTTTTGATGACAGCGTGAAGGTGTACGGAATAGCAGCAGGGAAAAACCGCTTCACTATCTGATAAACAGCCTCCCCGTTCCCGCCCGTCACATCAATGCCGATGTGTTCCACGTTGTAGCGATACGTGAACTCTTCAATGACTCTGGCCTGTTCTTCAAACTCCAGCCCCTGAACGCGTCGCGTCTCCACCGTTCGAAAACGGCCACCAGGAACAGCCGGAGGAACCACCACGGACACAGCGCCGCTGTCGCCGTTGCCACTACTGCCGTTTGCGTCATACCCAATCCATACCGGACGATTCCCCATCGGTCGGGGAGCAAAAGGTTTCCAGTCTTTCCAGTCGTCGTATCCGTCAACACCGCAGCCAATCAGGATATTCAGGTTAAATGCCGATTCCCCTTCGCGGACAAACTCACACATATAGAGATTGAGGAACTCGTCTTCGGTGTTTTCATCACGAATTTCGTCGATATCGGTGTGTTTCCAGCCATGATTAACCACATCTTCCAGCGTGACAATTTGCCGCCACGTCCGGTCAGGGCAGATAAGCCCGTTATGCAGCGTTTTCCAGTCCACAGAAAAACGCTGGCGTTTATGCGAGGCCTTTTTCTCGTTCCAGCGGTCGCCGTTCCAGTAGGCGTATGCCTCGTGCGTTTCGGTGGATGGCGTGGAGAAGTAGGTGCGCCGCAGTCCGCTGAGGGTTGCCATAGCGCCAGCCACCTTGCGCAGTTCAGCAAAGCGACTGACCCAGAAAAATTCATCAAAATAAAAATTGCCCGTATAGGACTGTGCCGACGCAGCAGAAGTGCCGAGAAAATGCAGCTCTGCGCCGTTTGAGAGGATGATTTTATCGCCCCCTTTCAGCTCCACATCAACTTCAGCCGCGGCCTTCTGAATAATGCTTTTAAACTGGAACGCCTGACGACGCGACGCAGACAAAAAAATCTGGTTACGCTGGTAAGGTTGCGCCACATCGTCACGCAGCGCCATCAGCAGTGCTTCCTGTGCAAAATACCAGGTCGCCCCAATCTGTCGGGATTTCAGGATCATCCTGTTACGTATCCCGGCTTCCCTGCAAAGGGTCAGGGAGTCAAACCAGCCCCGCTGATGCCACTCCAGCCTGCTGATGATTTTTTCCCGCAGTGCGGCAATCTGTTCCGGCGTGAAATGATTTTTGAGCTTTTTCGCCCGGCCTTTCTTTCCTGTGGCCGTCGCATCCGGCTGGCCATCATGCAGTTTTTTAAGCTGCCGTGTCAGCAGGTCTATTTCCTTGAAGTCACCACCTGTTTTATTCTGTTTTTCAGTAAGCTGGATGAGGCGCGCATCGATGGACTGCGTGACACGCTGCACGGGTGGCGTTTCATCCCACTGGTCGCGTTTTTTCCACGCATAAATCGTGTTCGGGTTTATTCCCATCAGACGTGATATTTCTGCGGGCGGATAACCCTGCCAGTAAAGTTGCCGCGCACGCTGGCGCACAAAAGCGTCCTGAATCATTGCTCCCCCTGAGTAATTACAGGAAGATTACCCGCGCGCGAAACTGTTCTCCTTAACCCCCTGTTCTGGCCGTTTTCTTACAACAAAAGCCCTTTGTATCAGCCTGTTACGCTTTGCCATCATGACTGAAGAACCAGTCAGAGGGGCAAAAACTATGGCTAATGAAAAAAAGACATCCCGCAAAAAGTTTCGCGTGGCTGTCTCCGGATCAACTGTTGATGGCCGTGAAATCAGTCCGGTGCATCTGCGTGAAGCCGCCGAGAACTTCAACCCGGATGTTTACGCTGCCCGCGTGAACGTTGAGCACTATCTCTCGCCATGCCCGTCAAGCGAATTTTCCGCAATGGGCGATGTCACCGCACTGAGTACGGAAGACATTACGGAAGGTCCGCTGGCCGGACGTACTGCGCTGTATGCAGAAATCGAACCGACCGAGCGCATGAAGCAGCTTGTCGCGGACGGCAAGAAAATCTATTCCAGTATCGAACTGCACCCGCAGTTCTCCGTTAACGGGCGCGCCTATCTGGTCGGGCTGGCGATGACCGACACCCCGGCAAGCCTGGGCACTGAGCGCCTGAAATTCACGGCACAGCAACGTCAGGCGGTAATGACGTTCAACAGTGTCCAGGGTGAAGCGCCGCTTATCTCCGAAGCCATCGAGTCTGAAATCATCGAAATGGCAGAACAACGCCAGGAAGAAGGCACCCAGTGGTTTAACCGCGTAATGGGGATTATTGGCCGTGGCCGCAAAGCGGATGACGCCAGTTTTTCCCGTATTCAGGAAGCGGTGGAAGGCGTCGCAACGTCACAGGCCGACATTATCGACCGTTTTAATGTGCTGGAAACCCGCCATCAGCAGGACCGCCAGAAAATCACGTCACTGACCACAGAGCTGACAGCACTGAAGGAAAAACTGCGCACGCAGGACGGCGATCCGCAGAACCGGTTCACCGCAACGGGCGCAGCCTCCGACCAGCTGGCTGACTTCTGATAAGACAAAGGAGCAAATTTTTTATGAATCTGGTGATGTCAGATATTACCCGCAACAAGCTGGGTTGCTATATGGCGCAGCAGGCGTCGCTTAATAATATCCCGGTTTCTGCGCTGGTATCGCGATTTACCGTAGAACCCTCGGTGCAGCAGCGTTTTGAAAACGCCTCAAAGGAAAGCACCGAATTTACAAAAAGAATTAACGTGATCGGCGTGACCGACCAGAAAGGCGAAAAAATCCTCCTGGATACCACAGGACCGATTGCGCGCACGAATACCAGTTATGACGGCACAAAACGCCGTAACCCGAATAACGTGGTTGATCTGAAAAACCGCAAATACCAGTGCGAACAGGTGAACTACGACACGTTTATTTCATATCCGCAGCTTGATGCCTGGGCGGCACATCCTGATTTTCAGTCCCGCATCAGCGCACAGATTGCCCGACAGGTGGCGCTTGACCGCATCATGATCGGTTTCAACGGCACGTCTCACGCGGATGAGTCCAACTTCAGCACCAACAAGCTGCTTCAGGACGTTAACGTGGGGTGGCTGGAGCACATCAGAACCGACGCCAGCGAACGCGTTATGAATGACGTGACGCTGACCTCCCGTAACATGGACAACACCGTGGCGCACGCGGGTAAGTATGCGAACGCTGATGCACTGGTACAGGACGCGCGCTCATCCCTGCTGGATGAATGGCACAAGGAAGCTGACGACCTCGTGGTGATTATGGGGCGCAACCTGTTTAACTCGCTGCGTCTGCCCGTGTTGAACAGCATCAGCGGCCAGAATCCCAATGCGGAATTACTCGCCGGGCAGCTCATCCTGTCATCGCGCACCATTGGCGGGCTGGGCGTGTTCCTTGCGCCGTTCTTCCCGGATGCAACGATGCTGATCACCTCGTTCAACAACCTGTCGATTTACTGGCAGAAAGGTTCAATGCGTCGCCTGATGAAAGACGAGCCGGAATACAACCGCATCGCCACCTACCAGTCCATCAATGACGCTTATGTCGTTGAAGACTATGGCAAGTGCGCGATGGTCACTGGCCTGAAGTTCGCCGACAGCTAATCAACTCACGGCGGGCATCATGCCCGCCAGTAACGGAGAGAACAAATGATTACTCCTGCACAGCAACACTGGCAGAACGTGATGGCACAGCGCGCAGGCCGGGCGAATGAAGGCGTGGACCACGCCGCGCGTACCGCGCATGAAGAGGTGCTGTATCGTCTGCGTCTGGCACAGGCCCGGCTTAAGGGCGTACAGGCCAGAAGCGCGAAAGCCGCCATCAAAAAAGAGTTGTTGCCGGATTTTTCCGGCTGGATTGAGGGAACGCTGGAGGCTGACGGCGGGCAGCAGGATGAAGTGATTGCCACGCTGATGGTGTGGGCGATTGACTGCGGCGATCTTCCGCTGGCGTTGCGTATTGGTGCGTATGTGGTCCGTCATAACCTCATTATGCCGGATAACTTTGGCCGTACTGCTGCCACAGTGCTGACCGAAGAAATCTGCAACCCGGTACTGACGCAGGCCGGGGCGGATGCCGACGCGGATTTGTCCGCCTTTATCGAACCACTGGACACCCTCCGGAAGATTGTCACCGACCAGGACATGCCGGACGAAGTACGCGCCAAATTATGCAAGGCGTGCGCCTTTGCCCGTCGTGGTCTGACCGATGCAGACAACATGGCCTTATCACTGAAGCTGCTGCGCGAAGCGATGCACCTGAACCCGAACGCAGGTGTGAAACGCGAGATTGCAACCCTTTCCCGCGCCCTGAAAAAAGCCGATTCCGCAGCCGAACCAGAAGACGCCAGCGCACAGCAGGCGCAGGACGAAAGCAGCAAAAGTAAAAAGACAACGCGGAAGCCTGCAACACGAAAAACCACCGCGACGCAGAAGGCGAAGCGCGGTTAACGACTGACCCCGTCAGCGGGCGGCGTGCGCGGTGTTCCGGTTTGACTCCGTGACCGTTTACACCGCGCACCCACCGCCCGATTTTTTTCAGGAGTGAACCCCATGAGTATGGTTGCCAGAACTGAACCCAGACCCGCAGAGGACGACATCACCGATACCGATGATGGCGATACCCGCATTTCAGCGGGTGCATTCTGGCCGGATATTGTGCTGCGCGAGCTGCGTCTGGCGGTACGACTGCCGGGCCGCGTGACCACCTCCCGCCTGCTGCATACTGCCACCGGGGCTGTGGCACACGTTACCCGCGAGCTGGAAGCATGGCAGCAGGAACAGCAGGCAGCTGGCCATCAGACGCTGGCCGATGTTCCGGCACCCGTAATTAACGGAGAAAGCGTCAATATCTGGCACTGGCGCAATGCTGTTTATACCGCCACGCGCGCCCTGATTCTGGAGCGTTATCGTGATGCAGACACAACGGACAAGGGCGACCGCCGGGCGGACGCTCTGGATATACAGACATCGGATTTGTGGCGTGATGTGAGCTGGGCCATCTCTGACATTCTGTGCCGCCCGCGAATCTTTGCGGAGTTGTGCTGATGAAAGTGAAGGCACTGGAAGGCGACACCGTGGATTCGCTCTGTTTCCGGTACTACGGCACGACGCAGGGCGTCACCGAAAAGGTGCTGGATGCCAACCCCGGACTCTGTCAGCAGGTATTTCTGGACGCCGGGCAGGAAGTTGAGATGCCGGAGCCGGAGAAGAAGAAACGAGAAATGATTCAGTTGTGGGGGAAGTAGCAGTGAGCACCATTCAAACAGGGATCACAGAGCAGGTTATTGCGTGGCTCTTTGACCACCTGCCAACGGTGTATGCAGTAGGCGCGGCGGTCAGTATTTCCGCGCTGATGAGTCTTTATGACGGACGAACACTGGTTCAGACCGTAACGGGATCGCTGGCGTGCGGCGTTCTTGCCATGGCCGTGGCCGGGTCGTTGCGCTTCTTCGGGTTTCCTGAAGATGCCGTGACGTTTATCGGCGCATCAATCGGTTTTATGGGTGCAGAGAAAGCACGCGACAAGGTTATTGCGGCCTTTAATCGCAGGGTGAAGGAGAAGGACGAATGAGCAACACATTTAAATTCAGCAGCCGGAGCGAAAAGAATTTGCAGGGCGTAAATCCTGATCTGGTGAAAGTGACCCGACGGGCACTGGAAATCTCGGAAGTGGATTTTGGTATCACCGAAGGGTTGCGCAGCCGTTACCGCCAGAAGCAACTGGTGGCCACGGGTAAGAGCCAGACCATGAACAGCCGCCACCTTACGGGGCATGCCGTGGATGTTGTGGCTTATATCGGCAGCCAGGTGTCATGGGAATGGCCGCTGTACGAAAAAATCGCAGCAGCATTCAGACAGGCCAGCCGGGAACTGAATATTCCGGTGGAATGGGGCGGCGACTGGAAGAGCCTGAAAGACGGACCGCATTTTCAGTTACCACACGGAGCCTATCCGGCATGAAGCTCTGGCCCACGCTGGGCGTCGCTTTCCTTCTGATTGCCGCATGGGGAACATCCATGCGTCTGTCGTGGTCGCTGGGCCGGGAGAACGCCAGAAACGAAGCGCAGGCCAGCACCCTGAAAAGTACCGTCGACACCCTGAATATCATCAGCACCGGGGTACAGGATATGCAGCAGGTGCTGGCGCAACTCCGCGTGGAAAATCAACAGAGAAATCAGGACGGAGAGGCCAGACGTGAACAGCTACGCAACGATATTGCAAAAGATGAATGCGCCCACGCTTTGCCTGACGCTCGTTTTACTGACAGGTTGCGCAGGCACGCAGAACGCGCCACTGCCAGCGCCGTCAGTCCGGCTTATACCGCAGACGCTGACCATACCGGTAATGCCTCCTCCCTTCCCTGACACTCCCACATGGGGAAATCTCGGTATATGGGGCGACCGCCTTCTGGATGCACTGGAAACCTGTAACGCGGATAAACGGGCCATTGAATTACTGGAACAGCGCAGGCTGCAACGACTGAACAACGAGGATAACAACCATGCTGAAAACTGATTCCCTGCGTGAAGCCATGACCCGTTCATGCCGATGGTGTCAGGCTAACCCGGAAAAATTCACCATTTTCGTGGAGAGCGGCAACATTGAAACGACCGGAGAAACGCCCTCGTTTGTTTACCACTATCAGATGGTGATGTTTGTCATGGATTACGCCGGGGAGCTGGACGACCTCACGCTGCCGCTGCTGGCGTGGTTATCCGAAAATCAGCCACAGTTGTTGCTCAACCCTGAGCGTAATCAGGACATCAAATTCTCCGCCGTTATCAATGACGATGACAGCGCCGATCTCCTGTTTACGCTCCCCCTGCGGGAACGCGTTCGCATCACGCGCAGCAGTCAGGGCACACCGCAGGCAGAACACCTGCCGGAGCCAAAACCCCGCCTGCCATCTTCCGAAGGCGACTGGTCACATGTATTCCAGGATGTGACGTGGGGTGAAAGCGATGGATAAGGCATTCACCCGCGTGGATGAAACCTTTGAGGCCATCCGCGACAGCCTGAATCAGCAGGCCATCAATAACATCGCCAGAAAGCTGGCACAGGATTTACGCCGCGCCCAGCAGGCGCGTATCCGGTCACAGAAAGCGCCGGACGGGACCGCGTGGACACCACGCAGACGCCGCGTAACCCGGATACAGGAACGCATTCGCTTTATCTGGAATAACGAAGCACGCACGCTGAAAAACTGGCATCACGATACGGGGAAATACGGGCGAACCATTACCGGGTGGGATGAGGATAAAAACAATATCCGCACGTTTTACCGGGATGACATCGACCGTTTTCTGGAAATACGCACCCGGCGCATCAACCAGGACAGCACAAAGCGCGTCCCCATGTTCGTAAAACTGCGCACCGCCCACTACCTGAAAGCCCGTGCAGATGCTTCCGGTGTGACGGTGGGTTACAGCGGCGTGGCCGCACGTATTGCACGCGTTCATCAGTTCGGTGAGCGCGATCAGGTTGCGCCGGGCATTTTCACCGATTACCCGGTACGTGAGCTGTTGGGTATCAGCCAGGCAGATGAGCGCCTGATTTATAACACGGTGCTGGGCCGGATTGCGGAGGCTGTACGGTGAGCGCAGAACTCATGCGACTGCTGAGCAACATCATCCGCACCGGGATCATCTCTGAAGTTGATGAGGAATCCTGGTGCGTGCGCGTTCGCAGCGGCGAACTGGAAACAGGCTGGTTGCGCTGGAACACCACGCGCGCGGGAGCCTTCAATGTGTGGCTGCCGCCATCACCAGGCGAACAGGTGGCAATTGCCTGCATCGGCGGCAACCCGGAAACCGCCATGATAATCGGCAGCCTGTGGAGTGATGCCATTCCGGCACCCGGCAAAAGCCTGAAAGAAATCGTGGTCAGCGCGCCGGACGGCGCGGTGTTCCGCTACGACGCAGACGCTGGCGCACTGAGCGCCAGCGGCATGAAAACGGCCACCCTGCAGGCATCCGTCAGCGTGACACTGGATACGCCCGTCGTGGAATGCACAGACCTTCTGAGAACAGCGACGCTTGACGTCACAAAAGGGGGAAAGATGAGCGGCAATATCACGCACAGCGGCGGCGATTTCACCTCAAACGGCATCACAGTGCATACGCATAAGCACGGTGGCGTTAAAGGTGGCAGCGATTCGACAGGAGGCCCGCAGTGACAACCCGCTACACAGGAATGAACCCGGACGGAACGGGAAACCTGAACGATATGGAGCACCTGAAACAGTCAGTCAGGGACATCCTGACCACCCCGCTGGCCAGCCGGGTTATGCGACGGGAATATGGCAGCCTTGTGCCTGATTTGATTGACGAACCCATGAATAACACCACGCGTCTGCAATGCATGAGTGCTGCCGTGATTGCGCTGACACGATGGGAACCCCGCATTGCCCTGGATGCCATCGACGTTGTCTGGAAAGCGGGAGGCCGCGCCGGGGTGACGCTGTCGGGCACTGTCATGCAGACCATGCAGAATGTTGAGTTAACCATCACGCTGAGGGAGTAAATCATGCCCGCCGTTGACCTTTCCCAGTTACCGGAACCCGCCATCATCGCGGAGCCTGACTTTGAGGCAATTCTGGCTGACACAAAGGCCATGATGATTGCGGCTTATCCCGCCGAACAGCGTGAAGCCGTCTCCGCCGCGCTGGAGCTGGAATCGGAACCCCTGAACGTTATCGCCCAGACAACAGCGTTTCGTGAAATGCTGTTACGCCAGCGGGTCAATGAGGGGGCACGCGCCTGCATGTTAAGCCACAGCGCCGGGACAGACCTGGACAACCTCGCGGGCAATATGAACACAAAGCGCCTGACCATCACTCCGGCAACGGATACCACCGACGCAGTGATGGAAAGTGACACCTCGCTGAGACTGCGGGCGCAGCGGGCGTACGATGGCCTGAGTGTTGCTGGCCCGTCAGGTGCATACGAGTATTTTGCCCGCAGCGCCAGCGGTCTGGTGCGTGATGCGCGGGCTATCAGTCCGTCTCCGGCAAATGTGACGGTTTCCATCCTGTCCACTGAAGGCGACGGCACAGCAACGGAGGCGTTGCTTAATACCGTTCGCGCCGTTCTGAATGCAGAGGATACCCGCCCGGTGGCCGACCGCCTTACTGTACAGAGCGCCAGAATCGTGACATGGCGGCTGAATGCAAAACTGTACTTTTACCCCGGCCCGGAATCCGAACCTATTCTGGCGGCGGCTGAATCGTCGTTCAGGAAGTGGCTGGCTGAGCAGGGGCTTATCGGTCAGGACGTGGCGTTGTCCGCCATTGCTGCCGCACTGCATGTGCACGGTGTGCAACGCGTGGAGATAATCGAACCCACACAGAATATGGCCATCAGCGACATACAGGCGGCGCGCTGTGAGTCGTTCACCATCAGCGAAGGTGGACGCAATGAGTAATTCGTTGTTACCACCATCAGCCAGCAATTTCATGCGTTGTGCCGAAGCCGTCGGAACACGCATTACAGACATTCCGGTAGACCTCAACACGCTGTGGTCGCCGGACACCTGCCCGGTGCATCTGCTGCCTTATCTCGCCTGGGCGTTTTCCGTTGACCGCTGGGATCGCAACTGGCCGGAAGAGACAAAGCGACAGGTGATTCGTGATGCCTGGCTGATACACCGACACAAAGGGACCATCAGCGCACTGCGAAGAGCCGTGGAGCCTCTCGGCTACCTGATTGAAGTAAAGGAGTGGTGGCAACTCAACGAGGAGCCAGGAACATTTCGCATTGTTGTCGGAGTACTTGATCAGGGCATCACCGATGAAATGTATCAGGAACTTGAGCGCCTTATTGCGGATGCAAAACCAGTAAGTCGCCATCTGACGGGGCTGGCGATCAGCCTGAGTGTGAACGGAAAGATTTTCGTTGGTACGGGATGCTATCACGGCGATGCCCTGACGGTTTATCCCTACACCCCGGAGTCCATTATTGTCGAAGGGGATTATTTCCCTGCCCCAGCCATTCATTTAATTGATAATCTGAGAGTAAACGCATGACAGTGAAATACTACGCCATTCTGACTAATCAGGGCGCGGCACGACTGGCTAACGCGACGATGCTCGGCAGTAAGCTGAATCTGACGCAAATGGCCGTTGGTGATGCAAATGGTGTGTTACCAACACCAGACCCTGCACAAACAAAACTGATTAACCAGAAACGCATTGCACCGCTGAATCTTCTGAGTGTTGACCCTAACAATCAGAGCCAGATTATTGCGGAGCAAATCATCCCTGAAAACGAGGGAGGATTCTGGATCCGTGAGATTGGTCTTTATGATGATGAAGGTGTACTCATTGCGGTGGCAAACTGCCCGGAAACGTACAAACCGCAGTTGCAGGAAGGCAGTGGACGCACCCAGACTATCCGCATGATTCTGGTTGTCACGAACACCGAAGCCATCACGCTGAAAATCGACCCGTCTGTGGTTCTGGCAACCCGCAAATATGTGGATGACAAAATCTCAGAGCACGAACAGTCACGACGTCACCCGGACGCCTCGCTGACCGCAAAAGGTTTTACTCAGTTAAGCAGTGCAATTAACAGTGAATCAGAAACACTGGCCGCAACACCGAAAGCGGTTAAGGCTGCATATGACCTGGCTAACGCGAAATATACTGCCCAGAACGCCACCACAACACAAAAAGGGATTGTTCAGCTCAGTAGCGCCACGAACAGCACGTCTGAAACGCTGGCAGCGACACCAAAAGCTGTTAAGGTGGTAATGGATGAAACGAACAAGAAAGCACCATTAAACAGCCCGGCACTGACCGGAACGCCAACAACACCAACAGCGCCACAGGGGACTAATAATACCCAGATCGCAAGCACAGCTTTCGTTATGGCCGCGATTGCCGCACTTGTAGATTCGTCACCTGATGCACTGAACACGCTGAACGAACTGGCTGCGGCGCTGGGCAATGACCCGAATTTTGCGACCACCATGACTAACGCGCTTGCGGGTAAGCAACCGAAGGATGCCACCCTGACGGCGCTGGCGGAGCTTGCTACATCAGCAGATAAACTCCCATATTTTACAGGGGCAGATCGTGCCGCGTTAACCGCGTTGACAAGTGTTGGACGTGCCATTCTTGGTAAAACCAGCACTCAGGGCGTTCTTGATTACCTTGGTTTGGGGGAAGGCTCTGCACTGCCCGTTGGTGTGCCTGTTCCATGGCCCTCAGCCACACCACCAACGGGCTGGCTGAAATGTAACGGTGCAGCATTTTCTTCTGAAATGTATCCCGGACTGGCAAAGGCTTACCCCGCGAACAAATTACCGGATTTACGCGGTGAATTTATCCGTGGCTGGGATGATGGGCGAGGAATTGATAATAGACGCAACCTACTGTCTGCACAGTCTGACGCTATTCAGAATATAGTTGGCACTTTTGGACGAACTCAGCTTTTTAAAGATGCTCTTAATTCAGGGCCATTTAGTCAAACTGACTCTATATTATCAGTAGGCTTGCAACCAACTGGGAACATTGAAGGATATGGTGCCTCTGTATGGACATTCGACGCCTCTCGCTCAGTTCGCACAGCATCTGAAACACGCCCCCGTAACATTGCGTTTAATTACATCGTAAGGGCAGCATGAAAACGTTGGTTTGGGGGAAGGCTCTGCACTGCCCGTTGGTGTACCTGTTCCGTGGCCCTCAGCCACTCCACCAACGGGCTGGCTGAAATGCAACGGCGCAGCATTTTCTTCTGAAGATTACCCCAAACTGGCACAGGCTTACCCCGCGAACAAATTACCGGATCTACGGGGTGAATTTATCCGTGGCTGGGATGATGGACGTGGCTTGGATGCTGGGCGTGCCTTGCTAAGTCTTCAGGATGACTCTTTTGAAGCGCACAGGCATGAGTCCTTTTTTTATGCGGGTATTTCACGTAATGAGACCCCATTAAAAAATCTTCCAAGTTCAGACGAGATGCTGACTTTAAGTTCCACAACTAATGCCTTGTCCCCGGACAGTATTGATGCCACCAACTCGTTAATTGGTAATGACGATTACAACTGTCTTATCGAAGGGAATAAAAATAACAAACGAACAGCGACAGGACTGAGTACCAGTATTGTCGGCACAGCAGAAACACGCCCCCGCAACGTTGCATTCAATTACATCGTAAGAGCCGCATGAAAACGTTGGTTTGGGGGAAGGCTCTGCGCTGCCCGTTGGTGTGCCCGTTCCATGGCCCTCAGCCACGCTGCCAACGGGGTGGCTGAAATGTAACGGCGCAGCATTTTCTTCTGAAATGTACCCCAATCTGGCAAAGGCCTACCCCACCAATAAATTACCGGATTTACGGGGCGAATTTATTCGTGGCTGGGATGATGGACGTGGTGTGGACAATGGGAGAGCATTATTAAGCAGCCAAGAGGCTACAAATTTTTCTCAGCGTGCCGGAAATATAGGCGATGGTGCGGGCCACGCAATTAATTTTCATGATGGCATAGTCGGAAATCAGCCAGGATTTTCACGATTTAATTTCACCAGTAACTCTGCAGGCGATGGTATAAATTTTGTTGCTGTCAGGCCGCGAAATATCGCATTTAATTACATCGTAAGGGCAGCATGAAAACGTTGGTTTAGGAGAAGGTTCTGCACTGCCCGTTGGTGTGCCCGTTCCGTGGCCCTTAGCAACACCACCAACGGGCTGGCTGAAATGTAACGGTGCAGCATTTTCTTCTGAAATGTACCCCAAACTGGCAAAAGCC